TACTTACAAGAGACCACATCAAGTTGTGGAGAGAACGAGTAGGTGCTGAAGAGGCAAACAGAGTATCTACACAAGCTGCAAAGAGAGGGACAAAAATGCATTCTCTTTTTGAACAGTATTTAAGACAAGAAGAAGAAATAGTTTTTGAGAATGTATTAGACCAATCTATGTTTAATGCAGTACAACCAGTGTTAGATGAAATCATTCCCTTTGCACTAGAGGCAAGTATGTGGAGTGATTCATTACAGATGGCAGGACAAGTAGATTGTATTGGTGTTTGGGATAATAGACTTTGTATTATAGATTTTAAAACAAGTTCAAAGTATAAAGAAGAATACATGGCAGACCCATGGTTTCATCAGATGACTGCTTATGCAATCATGGTTGAGGAACTTACTGGGGAAGTTGTTGAGGATATAGTTGCAATAGTAGCTGTAGATGGAGGAGGGGTTCAAGTCTTTGAGGCAGACCCTTTAGATTATGTTGACAAACTTTATGACCTTAGAAATAGGTATAGAAGTTTACACGGAGTATAGAATGGGAATTAGATTTATAGAAAATGAATGGCATCAAACAAAACTTGCCAACCAAAAAGAAGTTGAGTTAGAAATGTTAACAGAGATTGGAGTCACAGAAGAAGAGTTTTTGGATTTCATTGATGGTGAGTTTGACGGCTTATCAGATGAAAAGGAAAACGCAATCAATGACCTTATTTCAGAGTTAGATACACTTGACCAATATGAGGACATGTGGACTATGAGAAAAGGTGGTTTCGATACCACTTACGAACTAGGCGAACTTTAATATGATAACAAGAAAGGCCTTTACTGAACAAGTCGAAAAATTGCTTTCACGTGGAAAGGGTGTTGATGTTATGGGTGCAATAGTTAAAGTTTGTGAAGAACATAGGTTAGAACCCGAAAGTGCTAAGAGACTTTTAACACCACCTCTTAAAGAGAAGTTAGAAGCAGAAGCACAAAAACTAGGCCTAGTCAATCGTGGTAGGACTAGTCAAGGAACAATCACACGATTTTATGAGGAAAAAAAATAATGGAAATTAATGATATAGTCACGGTAGTGGCCACAAGTGGTGAATACATTGGTAAATTTAAAAGTTTAGAAAATGGTATACTGAATATTGAAGACCCTAGAATGGTCATCTCTCATCCAAATGGAGACGGTGGTATGGGATTTGCAAGAGGGATTGCAGTTACTGGACAAGAAAATCCAAGTGAAGTTACATTCAATGAATTTGTATTTGTTGTTGCAACAAACCAACCTATTCAAGAAGCATACCAACAAGCAACTGGGTCTATAGTGACACCACCAAAAACTCCTACTATCATAACTTAATGACCAGTAGGGAAGGATATGATGCATACACTCTTTATCTTGGAATAAAACTACACTTCTATTCCAAGGACTACGACTTTATAAAGTACAATGGTAAAGTAAAGAGTGACATCAATTCATTCCTTAAAAGAAAGGACAAATTCCATTTTGGAAAATTGTTCAAAACATATAAACAAGACTTACAAGATTTCTACATTGCAAATCTTAGTCTTAAAGATAGTTGGGCTGGAGACTTATTAGATAATGAATGTGAACGAGTTTATAAAGACTGGAAAAAGAGACAACAAAAATTGTCATATATGTATGAAACAGAACTCTCTGATATCTTACTTAAAAAAACTATACAAAAGGTACTGGAAGTAAAGGACGGACAACATCCTATATTACTAAAAGAGTATATGGCAAAGAGCATATCGTTAGAGACACTTTGCATAATGGATACAATTATCGGGTTTAGTTCCGATTGGGAAAGACTCATATCAGAAAAAATAGTCTATCCCGAAATACACATAAAGATTCAAAAGTATAAATCATTCATAGATTTTGATTATACAAAATACAAAAATAAAACAATAGAGATATGTCAGAAGTAACCATCTTAGGAAACGGGCCTGGTAGAAAAGACTTCGATATTGCTAACTGTAAACATGACGTGTGGGGTTGTAATGCAATCTACCGAGATACCAATAAGTGTGATATAGTGTTTGCAGTTGATATGCCTCTACAAAAAGAGATTGTAGAAACTGGTTATTATAAACATAATCTAGTTTGTTTTGCAGATATAGAACCACTACCAATAGAAATGTTGGAGATGATGTCTGCAGGTTTCAACTACAGTCATGACGATATCAGAATAAGTAAAAAGGATAACGATACACACTTCATCATTCAAGGTAATGAAAACTATACAGATTTTTTAGGGTTAATAAATCCCGAAACAATAATCACATACAATGACCCTATGTTTAGGAACTTGTTTACTGGAATGTCAGCATTAAGTTATGCTATGCATCACGGTTATGAGACTATAAACATGGTGGGATTTGATGCACTGGAAAGTGATGTTTGTGAAAATATTTATGAGGGTAGTGATAACTATGCACATAAATACAATACAGATTCTACAGTGCTTAATGCACAAAGGAGTCAGTTCATAGCACTGCTAGAGTGGTACTATGGAAAAGGTTCAGTATATTGGAAAAACCCTCTAGACAAAGAGGATGAAATCAAGTATAATGAACTATCTTATTATGAAAGTAGTGAGAGATGGATTCTAGGTCAAGGCCTAGAGTCTTTGATATAATGCGATATAATTGTAATACAATAGGAGAATACAATGTCAAGTTTAGATAAACTAAGAGCAGCCATGGAAACTGCTTCACCTACAGAAGGTGCAAAAAAATCCTACGGAGACGATAGTTATTGGAAACCCGAACTAGATAAAACTGGTAATGGATTTGCAGTAGTTAGATTCTTACCAACTCCCGAAGGAGAAGAGATGCCTTGGGTATCATACTTCGACCACGGGTTCCAAGGGCCAGGTGGCTGGTATATTGAGAAGTCTTTAACGACTCTTAATAAACAAGACCCTGTTTCCGAATACAATACTCAGTTGTGGAATACTGGAATTGAAGCGAACAAAGAGATTGCACGTAAACAGAAAAGACGTTTACATTATGTGTCAAATGTCTATGTTGTTTCAGACCCTAAAAATCCTGCTAACGAAGGTAAAGTATTTAAATACAGATTTGGTAAAAAAATCTTTGAACAACTCAAAGAGGCTATATCACCTGCATTTGAAGATGAACAAGCAATCAACCCTTTTGATTTAAGGGAAGGTGCGAACTTCAAAATCAAAATTAGAAAAGTGGACGGTTACTGGAACTATGATAAATCAGAGTTCGATTCAGTTTCACCATTATTCGAGGATGAGGATAAGTTGAACACTACATATGGTTCTGCATATTCTTTGACTGGTATTATTGCACCAAGTGAATTCAAAACATACGAGGAACTCAAAGAGAAACTCGATAGAGTGTTAGGATTAACTGGTTCAGTAAGTACATCAACTGCAGAGTCAGTTGCAGAAGACCTAGACGAAGTGCCTTGGTCTAATGTTAACACTGAGTCGGTTGCAGATGAACCTGTAATCTCATCAGCTGAGTCAACTCCACAAGTGGAAGAAGATGATGCGATGGATTACTTCAAAAAACTTGCTTCTGAGTAAGTAAGTTTTTTAAATGGGGGTGTTGACATATCATTATGTGTCCTTGAATAGTCAACACCAAACTGATAACGAAGGATTGGGGTTAATCAGTAAGGGAAAGATTCATGGGGTCAAGCGGATGAATCGGTTAGGAGCGGGACTGCTGTAAAGCGTGGGGCGACTTAACACTTTTTTAAATAATTAATAACAAGAGAAATTAATGCCAGAAGTTAAACCAAGAGTAGATAAGAAAAGTAATAACACCGAGCCATTCGATAGGATGTTAAGAAGGTTTAAAAAAGAATGCGATAACGCAGGTATAGTCCAAGAGGTTAGAGATAGAAAATATCATGAGAAACCTAACGACACTAAGAACCAAAAGAATCAACAGTTAAAAAGACGTAAGAAACAAGACGCAGTTAAAAGAGCTGCACCAACGAGACAAAGAAGAAGATAATGAAACAATGGCATGGGGGAAAAGGTTCTGTACGAAGGAACTCAAACGAAGAATCCTATGCTGACAATTGGGAGAAAATCTTTGGTAAAAAGAAACCCGATTTAAAAGTCAGAAAAGAAACACCGAGTCATGGTGTTACACAAGTCCATTCGGACAAAACAAAATACGATAGAAAAAAAATTAAGAATACTTAACGTCTACTAGTCTTGCCGAGTCATCGGGATTTCTAAACAAAGGACGAGTGTTATTAATGGTAGTACTTCTATTATCTACATTAGTATTCATAGCAGTATTATTCACTGCAGTGTTGTTAGCACCGTCCATACCTTTTGTATTAATGGTTAAGTCTCTCTGAGTATTGTTATCAACTATACCTTTGTACTTTCTAAGTGCATCTGCAATTTTTGATTCCTTTTCTTCATTGGAGATATCCATACCATTTATTGATGCCAGTGTTGCAGTCAATTCTTGTGCCTGACCATCAAAGGTTGCAAGTTTATCACCACCCATTCCACCTAACATTGCACCACCAACACCACCTATCAAACTCAATGCAATTGCAGCCCAACCAACAGGGTTGGAACCTAGTAAAATTGCAGCTGCAGCTGGTGCGGCTGCACCCATTAATCCACCTGCCCAACTTCCAATACCACGTCCAACACTACCTCTTTTATTTGCAGATTGAGCTCCTTCAGCAGTCTTTAACATATCACCTGTTAGAAGGCCGTCTGATTCTAACCCCCCTATACCTTCACCATATTGGTTCTGTTCTCTATTATCAAAGAATACATCTAGACCACTTCCAACGAGAGGTAATTTTGCACCTAAATTTTTCACAACTTGTCTATCAAAGTTTGCTGCAAGTCTCATTTGCTTGCTCCTCTTTAATCCCTCATCGAGAAAGTCATCTAACTCTGAAGGAGATATGTTTAGCATTTTTTTCAGTTTTGCTGGGTCATCCAACTTATCCTTACCGTATATGTCAGAAAATTCTGCCTTCCAGTCTTTCCAAAACTTAGTTCTTTTATCTAACTTGCCATCTTTATTAAATAGTTTATCAACCTTTCTAGGGTCTTGGTCATCAAAGTCTTTAAGTAGGTCTTTATAATTCGACCTTGCACTATAACTTTCATAAGATTCGGATGCAAGTTCATCGGGTCTAACCGTATCTGTTATTTTGTTGTTTTGGTATACGTCTAACCCTTTAGAAAGTGCAGAAAATTCACTGTTGTTATCTTCACTAGCACTTGCGTAGGCTGCTCCACCTAATCCTAATCCAGCAAGTCCACCAAGTAGTTTTCCTCTTCCACCCAGTTTAGGCATTTTACTTAGAAATCCTGCTCCTTTACCTGCTGTTTTTCCTGCTGTTTTTCCTACTTTTGCTGCTCTTCCATCTCTAAATGTTTCTAAAGATGCCTGTGTTCCTTTAAACCCAAGAAATCCAGCAAGTGGAGCTGTTGCGGCCGCTAGAAATTGAGCAATGCCCTTACCAAGAAACAATGGTGAAAAAGAGTTCTTATTATTATCCCCACCCTTTGTGCTATTAAGAGCCCCTCCAATTATTAATGTTCTTAATAGTTTATTAGTTGTTGCAACACCTTCGTTAACTTCTTCAGTTTCTTTTAGTTCTTTCTTTGCAATTTTTATTGCAGGGTCTACCTCTTGACTATCTCCA